GACAAGGATTAAAGATTCTTGACTATCCTTGGTTACAACCTCATCATCTTGTACCGAATAGATACCTTGTGTCACATCAAAAGCAACACGGTGCTGATATTGACGAGGCTATGATGGGGCGTGCCCCCGAAGGATATTTTGGTGACACAGAGGCTGTTCACACATGGGAAGTTTTGCATCACCTCCCCGATGCTTTCTTTTACCCCAATGTAAAAGAAAACTTGCAAAAGAAAGGTAAGCAACCCACAGGGTTGTACAATGCCGCTCATTCCATGATTGACAAAGCCTTGCAACAGGGGATTGAACATATTCCCAATGTCAATGTCACCATCAACACCAACACACTTGGTAGTCCACAAATGATTAACCGACCGCTCCACGAAATACTTCAAACGCCCGATTTGCGAGAGGCTTTGGTCAAAGACATGGCACATGTGCCCGCTATGATGTTCCTGTTTGGTCGTAGTGGACAAGGTGACTTCAAGCGATTGTACGACCACATGATGGAAAAGTATGGTGCATCCGAAGACATGCTTTCAGCGAGTGAGCAAGCCAAGTACCTTTCAGCGGGTGCAAAAGGTGGAAAGGGAATGCACGAATCAGCCAAGCGTATGTTTGCTCTTGCTCGTGCTTCGGGTGAAGGAAGTGAAGAAGGTCGTAGCCGATTTGGTGAGCATCCTATTTCTGCTGACGAATTACAAGCAATGGGTATGTATCACAGTGACAATCTTATGAATCAAGTGGACAGGTTTCGTGGTGTTCTTGAGGCATTGGCCGACCATCAAGCCAGTGCACAGGGGCATCAAGTCAAGCGAGGTATTGGTGACATCCCTACCACCGCCCGTCCGGGTATGTCCATTGGTGGCTATCCCGAATTAAATGCTGAAACGGGGGAATACTCTATGCCTCCTCTTGACCCTCACATGGATGCGTATTTCCATCAAGTTCATGATTTTGCACCAACGGAGGCGTTTGACCCCTCCCTTACACAGTCGCCCGAATCGCAGGTTCTTTCTTCACCTGTTCCACCCGCACCATCTCCGGCGGGCACTTCTCCGGCTCCAAGTTCGGTTCGGGCGGCACCTTCCTACCCTCACACTGCAAGACAGCAGTTCCAGCAGATGCGACCACAAGTAGGACAACTTGACCCCGTGCAGTTCCGACAACTGCTTGAACAATCGGGCCGTCGCAGACCTATGCCGATGAGTGGTGCCCCTCTCTCACCCTACGAGGAAAGAATGCAAGGTGCCCTTGCAGACCCTCAACAACAATTCTTGAGTGATTATTTCAAATCAAGCGATTCTGTAATGGATGAAGTAATGCGTATAGTCAAAGGTGGACGACGATGAGCAAGAAAGTATTGATTCGCAAGCAAATGGGTGGTGTCACTCAACAGGTAATGGTTGACCAATCAAAACCCCGAACAGATGCAAGAAGCGATTTAGCCACTCTTCGTGGCGGTGCTTACGGTCTTAATCCCGATACCGGAAGACAAGGTTTCATTCCCGGCGCACAACTTCCCGGTGCCGCACCTACAAGAATGCAAAGATTGGGTGCAGGTGCTAACCTTGCTGGTCGTGGACTCGCCGCCGCTTTGACGGGTCTTCAAACAGCATATGGCCTACAGGGAGGCAATGTTGGTGCGTTAGGTTCTGTGAAAGACCAATACCGTGCAAATGTTGGTGGCTTAACTGGTGGTAGTCCTTCCGAGGCTCAACAAGGACAAAATATGGCCATGGACGAGTTAGCCCGACAAAATGCTGAAGCGGCTAAAAACGCTATGATGCAACAGGTGAATCCAGCACCTACTAATCAAAGTGGCCCTACAGGAACCCCACTACCGGGTCAAACACAAAGTACACCACTTGGTCAACTACCACCAGCGGGCATACCACCAGCACCTCCCGTTCCTGCGGCACCAGCGGCACAACAAACAACATCAGTTGACCCAGTGCCTCCAATGGCGCAAGCATTGGGCGCATTACCGGGTATCGGAGTGCAACCAACTGGGCCAGCACAACCAGTACAACCACTTCCAAACCCACAGGGATTCAATACGGCAGAAAGTGTACCTGTGCAATCCACTCTTCCTCAAGGTCAATCGCCTCAACCCGAAGAAGTTGTTCCTCAAGGGCAACCTTACGCTGGATACCCAGTGAGTATGATGAACAATAACAGACCACTCAATCAACAAGATTACTTTAAATTTCTACAAGGACAACAAAATAAATCATTCGTACAAGCGATATATGATGAAATGGGAGATGCGCTATACAAAACCGACCCTCATGTAGCCGGTTTGATTATTTCCCGTATATACATGGATAAATTCGTAAGGTGATACCATGAGCGACATGGATGAGTTTATTCACGACATGGACAGAAAGATGTCTGCAAAGTCGTTTGAATACTTCTTCACCGAAATTTTGGGCTTTGATTACTCCGGCCACCACAAGTCGTGGGATGAAGGACTGGCTGAAAACCGATATTACTGCGTGAAAGCGAGTCGTGACCACGGTAAGTCTGTATTCTTCATGTCATACGCTCTATGGCTCGCTACTTTCAACCCCGGAAACCACATCATGATTTTTTCTCACTCTCTTGAACAGACGCTTGAACACATGCGATTTATCCGTCAAAACATTGAGAACACACCTTCAATTCGCTATCTTATCCCCGAAGGCCGTCCGTGGCGAAAAACCTACTTTGAGTTCAGTAACGGTAGCCGTATCATGGCTAAGTCGGTTGGTGGTGGTACTCGTGGTTTCCACCCGAATGTTGTACTGTGTGACGATATTTTGTGGGGTACGACGGGTACTGAACTACAGCGTGCCGCAGACTGGTTCTACGGTGTTCTGCTCCCTGTTCTTCACCACACGGGTCGCCTTATGATGGTGGGTACACCGTTTTCGTACAATGACTTGTACTCTCAGTTGGAGCAGACTGAAACATTCCAAGTGGAAACATATCCCGCTATCAACAAAGAAGGCGAAGCCTTATGGCCGGAGCGATGGGATTTGGAGTCCCTTGACCAACGACGACTTACTATGCCTGCAATTCAATTTTCCCGTGAGTACCTTTGTGAGCCAATTCACGATGTAGCCAGTATGTTTCCTAATGACATACTGGAAAAGGCACGCAACAAAGACCTCGTTCTTCTTGACCGTGCTGATACTGAATACGATGCAGAAGGCGAACCAGCAGGAGTTTTCGGGCAACACTTTATTGGATGGGACACTGCTATTGCTTCGGATAAAAACGCTGACTTTACCGCCATGACTGTTATGCGTATGATACCAAATGAAAATGTAAAGCAAATCGTCGGCATTGTTCACGAGCGTGGTATGTCGGGACTGGCGCAGAAGAATCAAATCATGATGCTCAACAACCGCTTCCAGCCCGACCTCATTGAGTTGGAAGGCAACAACTTCCAGCGTATGTTCCAAGCCGAACTGCTTGAGATGCGCCAAGACATTCCAATCAAGACTTTCATGACGACACGCACACGCAAAGAAAGCCTGTTCATGTCCCTCTTAATGGCTTTTGAGCAAGGGCAAATTCAAACTCCATACGGCGACAAGCGAAGCCGTGAGTTTACCCACAAGTTAGAAACTGAACTCAACCGCTTCGGTATGCAAAAGAATGGTCGCTTGGAAAGCGTGGGTACGCACGACGACTTGGCCATGTCGCTGGCTTTGGCTAATTGGGCTACGAAGGAGTTCAAAGGCTCAGTTGTCCTGCTTGACGATGTGCTACCGGGCTTTGATGAGTGGATTCGTGGTAAACCACATCGCTCACGAGACAACAATCCTGCTGATGGGTGGATGATACCTTGATGTATCCTTTTAATGACTGGGGTTTTTGATGATGAAAAAAGCAATTGAAGAAGCGTGGAACTTTTTGAAAGCAAATCCATTTATGCGAGATAGAGAGGGTAAGACTATACCCCCTTCTGCGGCACTATACGCAATCATGGGTCAAAAGATTATGCAAGAAGCAAGAAATCCCCCCGAAAGAGGAAACATGGGAAGAAGGGCATTGGAAGAAATGGCTCGTAATCAAGTCAATCAACGAATGAAAACACCTTCAATGGCCGTGAATACTTACAAAAAACCCTATCCACCTCATTTTGTACCGCATCATGAAGGAAAACCGTATTATCCACCAGCGCAACAAGGTGATGAAAGGTTTCTGTACGGCGATGAAGAAGAAAAAGCACGCTTTTCAAATGTTCATGCTAACGAACAAGAATACAATTTGTTGAATGATTATGACTACTACGAACCTTATATGCAAAGGCTTGAACAACGGTGAGTAAAATGAACAATTGTGAATGTGGTCATTGCGTTGGAATGGGAACTGCTTGGGATGCTCTTGAAAAAAAATTGTGTCCCGAAGGAAAAGCCGCCGCTAAAAAGAAGTTCAAGGTGTATCCGTCTGCATATGCTAATGGTTGGGCTGTTCAATACTGCCGAGGTAAATTCCGAGGAAAGAAGGGGAAGAAAAAATGATGGACTTTGATTATGTCATGGCTTTTCTTAAAGCAAAGCGTGATGCTCCTAACTACCGTGAGGCCACGGACAAGGAGATGAAGGCAAAGAAAAACTGTGGTACATGCAAAGCATGGGATTCAAAAACAGGGTACTGCAAGTGGTATGATTTTACCTGTAAGGCAGACCACATTTGTGATGCGTGGGTGAGGAAAGAATGACACCGATGGATGAAGCATGGCTTGTTCTCAAGTACGAGGGCGGATTTTTCACTCAACCACCTGCCATGGAAATGGATGAAGAAAAAATTGCTAATTATGAAAAGGTGAGAGATGAGGGTGGCGATTATCCAGCCTTTTTTGGTGATGAGTATTCCAATGCCCTGTATCAGCAAGAAGAAATAGCCGCTCTCAACGAGGCAATACGCCAAGAATTACGACGACAAATGGATGCAAAAAGTGAATTCCACTTCTGGGAATTTGATAGTGGTTTTATGCCCGATGCAAGCCCCATGATGGCAATGCGCCAACACTATTTCCCCAAGGCCGGAAAGCCGATGGTGCCGACAGGTGCCAAAGGGACTTTTGTGATGCGGCCTTACAGGGGTCCGGACGATTACAAGCCTGCCCTCCCTATTCGTGCCCCAGTGATTCGCTCAAGGTGGGACCCCGAATATAAACTCAATATGAAAAACCGCTTTGACCCAGACGGGGGTAAGTTTATTGGAGAATGAACGCTGTACCTGCCACGATGTTCTCATCGTAAAGAATTTGAACCGATGGTTCAAGGAAAAGTGGGTGGATGTATCTCGTAAGGATAAGGACGGCAAGCACCCACCGTGTGGCCGTAGTAAAGCCAATAAATCAAGCAAGGGCTACCCCAAGTGTCGCCCCAGTGTCAAAGTAAGTGACAAGACTCCAAAGACCAGTGGCTCTATGTCGTCGGGTCAAAAGCAAGCCGCTACTAAACGCAAGCGTGCAAAAAAGCAGGGCGTTGGTGGCAAACCAACGGTGGTGAAAGCAATGAAAGATAACAAGAAAGATATGAAAGGCAAAAAAGGAATGGTCATGGTGATTGCGGTCACGGCTAAACCGAAAGGTAAGGACAAAGTGGGTGTAAAGAAAATGCAAAAGTTTGCAGGGCAAATGGAGCAATGCCACACTTGCGGCAATATGTTTCCCAATTACCGTATGTTGAGTCAACATCAACAACAAATGCGTCATTGATGTAAGAAAGATTAAAACCAAAGGTCAATTGAGTGGTCATTATGTGGGGGAGTATGTTAATCGGGGATGAATATGATTCACCCCTGCAAGTTGAGGATGAGTTTTCAAACACAGTTTTGAAGAATCTTGCTCAACATCCCTTTTTTCAACCACAAGATGTGCCATTAAATACTTTAAATATAGTCAAAGAAGATAAAGACGCAGTAAGCCTTTTTCCAAAAAACGGAGATGGGTGGTTTGAGAGTAAATATGGTACAGATGCTAATACAATTATTCGGATGTGTCGCAAAATGCGAAGACATGATAAGGTGTTTAAATCCGAATACGATAACATCATCAAAGATATACGCCAAGTAAAAGCAATGGAAGTTGACGCTACCATTAAATCTCTTACATGGGCGGTTGGAATGGAAGATGTAATTCGCAACATAGGGCTTAGTGACCGTTCTTTGAAAGCACTTCGTAAGTTTGGTGAATTAAGAGGAACAAGTTTGCAAAAAGCATGTCAACAATACCTCAAAGCCATGACTGTATTACAACATCTTAATGAAAAAATGGATTGGGACACTGATGACCAGCAAAATTGGGTTGATGCTAACAGCATGAAAAAAGATGCTCAAAAAATGTGGCGCAATACATTGCATCAAATTGATAACTTGAAGAAGACCGATGTTGCCGCTTTGGAATACGCATCAAATCTTCTTGGAAAAGAAGGGGCACTTGGTAGTCGTGAAATTGTACGACGAGGGTATGGAGTTCTTAACAAATCCATGACACCTGCAAAAATGAGTTCTCTTCTCAAAATGTACGGTGAAGAGGTTGATGTTTACCGAGGAAGTAGCAATAGTACATATGTAAAACAAGGCACAAATGGTTTCATTATCAAAGATATGTGGGCGTACACCGCTGGTTTTGTAGATGCTGACGGTAGCATTTTCATTTCCGAGCGAGGTGACCCCCGTGTGACTATTGTAGCCAGTGGAGATAACGGCAAAGCGCATTGCGAAGAGTTGCAGAAAATGATTGGTTGTGGTCGCCTTGTGTCCGACCAAAAATTGGCTAAAAACACCATTAAACCAGTTCATCGGTTGATATTTTCTTCTAAGCAAGATATTCATGAAATTCTTAAAGGGGTCTTACCACATCTTAAACTCAAATCGTTACAAGCAAAGGCCGTTTTAAATTATATTCAAGAAAAGGACAGTATGAGAAAAACGCAACTTTACCAACTGGTAACATACAATAATTGGAAAGACCATAAAAGTAAAGCCACTTCTCTCTTGAACAAGTGGGGCGTTGATTTAGACACTATTGGTGGATATGCGGAGGGACTATGATGGCTGAAGAACAAGGAAGAATATCTCGTTTTTTATCTGCGTTAGGAGGGCCATTCCGTCGTAAAGAATCCCCAACACCAACCATGCCACTTTGGACAAGTGGAATCCAAGAACCTGTGATGGCTCAAGGAATTACAATTCCAGCACTTTACGCAGTGAGTAATGAATCACTTATTCTTCGTACAGTTCTTGCGAAACTACGCCAAGAAATGTTTCGTCGTGGTTATTATTGGGAAAAGAAATTTGCACGCAAGTGTACTGTATGTGATGAAGAATATCAAAGCGAAGTAGATGCCTGTGCAGAATGTGGGGGTGAGGTTCGTAAACCCGACAATGACGAACTGACATACTCAAAATGGCTTCTTAAACAAGAAAATAGCATGGAGCAATCTTTCATTCATGTGCTTAATGAAATAGAAAGTGACCTCAATGTTGTAGATGACGCTTTCATGATTCTTGTTAAGGAGTATTTTATTGACCCCGAATCAAAAGAAGTCGTCTTTTACAGGGTAAAAGAAATAATTCGTGGTGACCCCATATTCATGCGTATTGTCGCTGACAAGCGTGGTGTTCGTGGTGGACGCTTCAAGATATGTCTTATTCATCGTGATGAAGTCAAAACACACGCTGAAGATGACACATGTGAACACTGTGGTGCCGAACTGCATGATGTACATTATGTAAACATGGCTGGTAGTGGTAAAACGCAATACTTTGCTGAGGGAGAGGTTCTTCATGTAAGTAAATACAAACCCTCAAAGTTGTACGGTCGCTCACCTGTAAATACAATGTGGCGACAAGCCATGACTTTGACAGCGATGGATAATTACATTTACACTGCATATCAAAAGCGAAGGATGCCGAAAGGAATTGTATCAGTCACTACAGATAATTTAGAATCAATGAAGTCTTTTTGGAAGGCCGTTGATGAGAAAATGGAGCGTGACCCACACTACATTCCAAAAGTTGGCATTGAATCGGCTACAGGTCGTGGTGGTGTAAATTGGATTAAATTCATGGACACTTTAGAAGAGATGCAATATATTGCAGTTCGTGATGAAATTCGTAATCGTATGGCCGCTTACTACGGAGTATCGTCTGTATTCATGATTGATAGTGGTAAGTCGGGTGGATTAAACAACGAGGGTATGCAAATACTTGTTACCAACCGTGCAGTTGAATTTGGACAAAAGGTGTACACTGAGGTTTTGTTTCCACGCCTTCTCAAACAACTCAGTGTGAATGATTGGAAATTAACACTGTACCCTAACGAGGAAGAAGATGAAATTACTCGTTTGCGTCGTGACTCCGAAGAACTCAATGTAGCACAACGGATGGCTCAACTTGGCTTTATGCCCGAACTCATTGAGGATACTGCTAACCGTGATATTCGGTTTACTTACAAGCGACCCGAACCTCAACCACCGCAACAAGGTGCACCTCCGGGCGGTATGCCTCCGGGCGGTATGCCTCCGGGCGGTATGCCTCCGGGCGGTATGCCTCCGGGTATGCCTATGGGGATGCCTCCCGGTGGAGGGCCACAAATGCCTCCACAGTTGGCTCAACAGATTATGCCTCCACCTCAACCCGGCGGTCAAGGCGTAGGACTCCGTAATCGTGGTCCTGCGGCACCTCAGCGAAGAGGAAGCATGGGTAGCGGTGCGCCGTTTACAAATGTTCAACAGCGTGGGCCGCAACCGTCCATGCAACAAAACATAAGCAATGCACTTTTGGACGCAAGACGGCCTCGTGGTCAATAACCTTCTTAAACACAAGTGTCATGAGAGAAACATAGCAGGGATTAAACATGGACTTATTGAAAATGCACCCAATGGCCCGAAAAATGGAACAAGCGCAAAAAGCATTCATCAGTGCTTTGGAAACTGGTGATGGTAATTTAGCAAAGCAACATTTGACAGAAGTACAAAAATTAAGTGATTTCCTTGCTGATGATTTGAGTGGAGAAATTGCCAAGTCGGATGTTGTTACACCTCAAGGACCACGAGATATTTTTGCAGGTGGAGTTCCAGTCGTTAAGATGGAACGCAAAAAACAAGCAAACCCCATTATTGAAGGCCAACGACTCGGCTTTATGTCATCTTCACAACACAACACCAACTACAAACGCAGTGCTGGAAGTTACGGTCGTAAAGTTTGAGGTGTTACTATGACCGAAGAAACTTCAAATGCTGAACAATTGATTGGTGTTCTCATCAATAAAATGGAGTCTATGGACTCAAATTTAATGCTTTTGAAGGCTGAAAATGATGCTTTGAAGCGTCTTGTCAACAACCCTCAACGACTTCTCCGTAAAATGGGTCTTGTGTCAGTAAACACACCATTTACCGAAGATTTGCTTAATGACCCATTTCGTGGAGATATGGAACTTGAAAGTGGTACAATCTTAAAAAGTCAACCAAAAGTTGGCTCAATGAGTAATGAGGATATTCACAGTATGTCGTGGGAAGAAATTCACGAAATTGCACAAAACGCAAAGGGGGCTACACAATGAAACCAAGACCAGTTAGCAATGAATACATTTCAAAAGCCATTGAATTAGAACAGCGACTTGAAGCATTGGAAATTTCCAAAGCAAAGTGTGACTGTAAAGAAGGTGAATGTGACTGTAAAGACTGTCCTAAGTGCGGTTCAAAGATGAACAAGATGGGTGGCTGTATGAAGATGGGTTGCGGTGGTAAAATGGAGAAAGCCGAGCCGGGATTCACAGCAGAAAAAATCTCCAATGTTAATCCTTCATTCCATGCTGAATCGGGTGGACAAACCAAGAGTGGTTACTTTACTACAAACGGAAAAACCATTGAAACCGAAGATGCTCCTAAGAATAAAAAGGCTAAAGAAACAACCAATATGCAACAACTTGGTTCTCGTATGAACCCTCACGAGGGTAGCGGTGTTGAGCGAGAGGACACGGCTGGCGACTCCAAGCCTTTGAAGAAGGCTAATCGCAAAACAGCCATGCGTGAAGAAGGGGGGCCAATGATTTGCGGTCTTTGTGGAGGTACTGAGCGTAGCGGTTGTCAATTACCCCAACACGGTGGTATGGATTTGTTTGCTTGCCCGGATTTTAGGCCGCTCCGTTGAGGGCGGTGATAGCGTGAACGACCACTTCTATGTATGCGGTAATGAACTACTGAAATCATTGAATGACGGTCTTGACCTTCGCACAGCGGCGGCTGAATACATTCTCGCTTTTGAGAATCTTGACCATACTCCTTCCGAGCCGTTGTATAAATCATTGAAAAATACTGCTGATATAATTCTCAAAGACGAAGAGGATGCGGCTACGAAAGTAGATGATGATACTTACGAGTATCCCGAAGGAGAAGGTTATCTTTTTGCACAAACTCATACTCACGGTGAGCCTACAAACCATGTATGGAAAGATGGATTACAAACATCAGTAAATCCAAAATTTGCTCATGCAATGTGGCCTTACTACCAACCACCCAGTGGCAAGCATCCATACCAACGCCACCACTTTCCTTTTCATGAAATCAATTATCCCCTTCTTCGCACCAACGCTGTTACAGGTGACCCTCATTATGTTCGTATGCTTCGTGCTTGGGCACTTGCTGGTCATGGTAAAAGAGAAAAAGAAATGGAAAAGAAATTCTTTGACAAACTTGGTAAAAAACACCCTATGGTTGCAGGTTATCAAAAAGAAAAAAGTGGTAAGAAAGTAAACATTATTGGTGATACACGACCTTCGGGTACACTTCACCACCATCAATATGATTTGTATGACCGTGATTACTTTCGCTGGTTAAAGAATAACTCCAACCGTCAAGAAGAGTTGTTAGCAACAGGAATGTCCAACGAAGAAATGAAAGAGCAATTGCGTCAAGAACACTTTGAAGACCGAGCGGCTATGTGGGAAAACAACGATACTACACTGAGTGACTCTTACGAAGAACATCCAAATCGTCTTGGTCATCTTGGTTATATGCTCGGTCTTGAATGGCTAAGTCCCGAAGAGCGTTCAGCCGTAATGCAACACATAAATGAGAAAGGTCTTGATGACCATGAACTGATTACTCTCCCCAATGGGGAAAAGATACCATCTGCTCGTATCAAATATAACGCTCTCATGCGTATGACTCCCGAAATGAATTGGGCTATTCGCCCAATGACACACATGGGCCGAAACGCTCACTACCATCAAGAAGACAATGATAATGATTACACTAAGGGAGAAGAAGGTATGTTCTTACAACAAGGGCTTGGTACTCTTGCCCACGAACCGTTGGAAGAATTTGACGGTGTTTCTATTGCTTCTCATATTCTTAGTCGCATAAAAGAAAATTACGGTACTGAAAAGCGTATGCGGTATCTCCCTCGTCTTAACATTCACAAAGAACCAATGAAGGAACTTCAATATGATGAATTACTTGATGCGTCAAGAAGTCATTTCAAGGGTAAACAAAATTTAGAAAAGGTAAGGATGAGTAAAGATGACCTTCTTTATTTGGCTGGTTATGACCCAAAGACACGGGAATTGATGAGCGAGCATCCTATTCATGGTAAACTGGATGAACCCATTGTAGATGCTGGAATGATTGACTACATTGAGGCTGTCGCTAAAATGCGGTCTTCACTTCATCGTCAAATAAAAGACATTCGCAATCATCGTGCATTCTTTACTTCACCCTTTGGCCCACACCCCGATGAAGAAAAGCCCGAATACTGGGAAACAAGTGCTGATAATGATTTTACTTACGGTCCGGGTCATTTTTGGAGTACACCGTTTCAAAGTACAGGTGGAGCAGGAATGTCTTACGCCACATACATGGAGATGCTTCATGCGACACACGCTCAAGAAGATGGTTCAACACCGTTTATTGAAAGCAAGGATGATACAGGTGAAAACTTCTTTGAGCCAAATATGATGAATAAAACTCTCGCTAATCACTTCATGCCGTTGAGGTCAAAAATCATAGGTCAATACCAAGAAAAAATGAAAAAGGTGAACACAAAAGAAAAACAATTTGTATCTGCTGGAAAGGGTTTTGTTTACCGAAATGAGGCTGAAACTCTTCAAGAAATGCTTTCACCATTCGGTGTTTCAAAGAAACATCCTCATCGTGAAGGCACTACAAACAAAAACAACATCACTGAACACAAGTCTTCACTCAATCCTCAGTACGAATACGCTATACGACACATGACGAAAAATGAGCGAGATAGCAAATTTGGTACCCACCTTCAACCCCTTCAATTCCCACATACTGTAATTCCTAATTATCACATTGGCGGCAAAACTGGTTATGGTGCGGCACCTTCCGATAGTAACCTTCACCGTAACGCCCAACTTGCTCATTTTGTAGAAACATTAGGAGGTCGTATGTATCACCCTCACACCCCCGCTAAAAAATCCATGCAAAAGCCAAGCGATTTCATACGAGGGGATGAATCAACCAGCGGTGGTATGTCTCGTGATGAGTTTACAGACTTTATGAGATGGGGAAGCGGTACAGGGTTTTCTTTCAAGTCACTCAAAAATAAAGTTCTCAATAACAAAGATATGAACCATACGATGACTGCTATCACTCAAGCGTCAAAAATACTGGGTACACAAGACCCGAAGGAGATTCTTGAATACCTTACTCACGGTGACCACGAAGAACTAAACCGTGCGTTGTTGGGTCGTGAAATCGGAGAATTTGATACCAATAAATTCAATATCGGGATAGACAGTATGAAAGCCAGTATGAATACTGAGATTCAAAACAAGAAAAAGAATCAAAAAAGTAAAACCACAATGACCACTGATGAAAAAGATGTGGTGTCACGCTTTTTACAATTTGGTGGTATGATGCCCGCTTCTCAAGAAGAAAGCGAGTTGAATACCAATCTTGAAATGATGAATCAGCAATTGATAGATACGCCAGTTGAGCAACGAGGCGAACTGATGCAACAAATTCGTGACACAACTGAACAACTTGAGCGTGTACAACAAAAAATGAACAAAAAGAAGCAATCTTCTCATTGGGAAAAAGATGCCAATCGTACACATACAATTTTCAGCGGCCATCGTAAAACAATTGCCGAGGTAGCACGAGATGTTATACTACCAAAATATCTTGAGCATGACCCAAATGCCTTTGACCCAAATGACCCGAAAACATTCCTTGCAAATCATCACCAACTTATGCGTGACGCTCAACGCTACATCGCATCTGTGCCTCATTCAGTACATGGTATAACAACGACTAATTATGGCATAGATGATGCAGTAAAACCAACAAAACCTTCACAAAATCCATTACACGCTACGGTAGGTAAGCATTTATCCACAGATGGAAAAATGATTGATGGTAACATGAGCGTGGATGAAGTGCTTAAAATTCTCAATATAGAAAAGACCCCTGTTGCTAAAGAAAAAGCACGAGAACTCATTAACGCTTCTAATGAAGCCAATACACCTTTGTTCGCATCAACTATCAAAGACATTTTACTTAGCGGAAAAATTCCAAACATAGATGCTATCAATCTTAATCAATTTACAGATGAAGAAATCATGAGTAAGCCCGAAGAAGAATTAACAGATGAAGAACGCTTCTTTCGCCATGCACGAGAAAATGGTTATCATAAAGCCATGAATCACTTTCAACAACAAACCGATAACAAGCAATGGAAAGGGCACCACTCTCACGCTATACCTCGCTATTTGGCTATGAAACTCAACCCACAACAATTTGATTTTTCTATGACAGCGGCAGGCGTAGGAGCAATAAGTGGAGATATACACAATGCAAAAGGATTCAACAGTAAATCATTGGCTCGCACAACGAACACAACGAAAAACCATCTTGATACCATCGTTCACTTTGACCCTCGTGTTATGGATGATGAAGAAGGTATTTTTACTCCCGGTGAAGACTTTTCGGAAACAGCAGGATTTGGACAACGACCTGTAGGTGCGGCCACGCCTGCTAATACTGCTTTGACTGACCACTTTGACAGTGGTGCATGGCATCACGGATATGAATTGACACCAACGGTTGGTGCTGAGTTTGATGCTGAGGGGAATATATTCGCAGGCTCAAATGTTAGTACAGGATTGTATCACAGTGTACCTCAAGAACTTACTGAAATGGTGCATGGAAAGGAAATAGCAAATCAAGTGTACGCAAACGCCCCACCGCCAAGAAACCCTTCCAACGCTCACCAAAGTATGAATCTTGAATCGGCTGACACAGCGAGTGACAATATGTACACCATAGCGGCCAGTGAGATGACTGAACTTATCACATCACTTCTTGACCCCGATATTATGCTTACAAAGAGTGATGATGCAAAATGGAGTCCACCTGTTCGTCCTATGCACCGTATCTTTGAGATGAGTGACTTAGAACATTTGCGTGGTTTCAGCGGTTCATGGGTAGTAAGTAAGTGGTACGATGGAAAGCGTCTTGTTATTGTAAACAAAGATGGGGAAATTACAGCGTATGACGAAGGTGGTAGAAAGAAAGGTCTTCGTAAAACCACGAAAGAGGCTCTTGAAAAGATGAACGATAAGAATTACACGCTTGACGCTATACTTGGTGAAGAGGAATTACATATCATTGATATTATCAATTACGATGATAACAATGTGGCTGAGATGCAGATGTTTGAGCGATTAAAGATATTGCGCTCACAGTTTGATAGTCAAGAACATGTTATCGTTCCCGGCCCACATGATACTCGCATGACGGATGATGAAGGATTGGAAGAGGCTGTAAAGAATCTTAAAGAAGACCACGATAACATTCTCCTTCGTGATAACAAATCAACATACATGCGTGGAGAACGCCGCCATCCTAAGTGGGTGTTATATCGTGATTCTCGTGATTTCAACTTCATAGTTCTTGACCGAAGAGGCAAAGGCCCATACACATACCAACTTGGTGCTGGCCCCATTCTTGAAATAGAAGGACTTGGAAACCGAGCAGTAGAGCATAAAGGAGAACATTACATGGATGTAGGTACTGCACACAATCAAAAGAAGGTCTTCAAGGTTGGAGATGTTGTTCGTGCATCTATTACAGGTATCTCAAAGAAGAACCGTAAGAATCGCCCTGTGTACAATGTACAGTTCAAAGAATTGGAAGGGGAGGGCGAAGGAGAAGGTGCGGCAAGTACAGAATCTCTTGACCTCATGACTAAATCATTTCCTCCTATTCTTATTCCGCACGATATTGAAATCTCGGACTCACAAATTCAAATCGTGTTGAAGGGAATTGACACAGTAGTGTATGAAATGGAAGAATTGAACGATACATGGGTACTACATTCTCCTACAAGCACAATGGGTGCTTTAACAAAAACTGATTACCCAGTAATTCTTTCCGAAAGCCTATTCCCGTTTTGGTCGTCTGTTGCTCCTTTGTTAGTAAAGGGGTACTTGAGGAAGGCTACAGAAGTGGATATGCCAAAGAAACCTACAGATGAGCAAATGGAAGAGGGAAGTGCGGGTATTCTTGAAGATGATGATGAGGAGCGATTACTCAAACCTAATAATACCAAGAAGGCGTTAGAAATTATTTCACGAGCATTGGATAAAATTTCCAAAGAAAAGATGACTTGGACAGGTCCGAAGGGATTGGGTATAGATGTAGGTACACCGCAAGAATCACCTCGTGGCCCCACACAACTTCGCAATGAGTCCACACTCCCCGATTTTGACGGTGAAAAGAAAATTACCGATGAAACAAAAGAGAAGAAAAAAGAAAGACTGAATCACATTCAAGTGCAAACTGACGAGGGTGAAAATTTGTCTATAGACTACGATAATGACCAGCCTTTGTTATCTCGCTCTTAACGAGCAGTATAAATACCATAACAGTAAGTCCTTGATTCAATGCTCGCAGTTCAACGACCCAATGACGGTATCACTCTTCTCAAGAGTGGTAACGATTTGGTTGTTGCTGGTTACGCATCGGTTGAACTTGTTGACAAGCAAGGCGACCTTATTACTCGTGGTGCTTTGAGTGATGCCTTTGATGGCTTCATGAAGAGCGACAAATACCGAAATGTGCAACTGGCTCACTCCAACATTCAAGTTGGGGAAGTAATTGACAGTTACATAGATTCTAACGGACGAATGTGGAAATCCGAATGTGATGACACAGGAATGTTCGTTGTAGTACAACTCCGCAATGATATAGAGAAGGCTCGTGAAGTAGCCGCTGAAATCCGCAAGGGCAACCTTCGTGGGTTTTCTATTGGAGGACAAGCATTCAAGCGAGTGCGAAAGTCCGACATGGAAAAAGGCGACTACCAAGAGATTTCAAAAATGGAGTTGCATGAGGTGACGATTTGTGAAAAGGGTATCAACCCCGAAGCGCAATTCCGAATTTTGAAGGAGGATACCACTATGACAGACGAAAACAGTGATTTGACAGGAATTATGTCACGCCTTGAAGCCCGATTGGATGCTATGGAAAAGGGAGAACTACCTCCTGCTCTTAAAGAATCTATGAAAGACAGCAAGGCTGATGAAGAAAAGAAGCCCGAAAAAGAAGAAGGTGACGAAATGAAAGATGAAAAGAAAGAAAACCCCTTTGCAAAGGGAGAATACAGCGATGTTATTTCCTCTGAGTATCTATCTTGGATGGAAAGCACTCTCAAGTCGGCTGGTGTTGATACACTCGCCGCTCGTGACCACTTTGACGCTCTTGAAAAAGCACAACTTGGTGGCTTTGATAACCCCGATGCCGTGGACGGTGCTGACTACTTCGGTGGTCAAGTCCGTGGTCGTGGACAAGAAGGAGGTTCACCATCTACTGGTGCAATCAACGCAATCACAGCATCCGGTGGAAAAACCCCATCCGGTGCTCTCGGACCAGCCCAATTGTCTAAGGGTTACCTCAACGCTGAAAATGTGAGTGAGGCTGACCTTGAAGCCGCTTACGAAGTGTACAAAGCCGACGCATCGGAACAAACTTTCCGAAACGACCTTGAAGGACACTTTGCAAACCGTTTCCAACAAGAAATGCAACTTGCAAAGTCCGAGGCTGAAAAAGCCGCTTTTGATGCACGAGCACCTCTTACGGAAATCGTGAAGTCCATTGAGCAACTTTCGGAGCGTATTGACAATCTTGGTGCTGGAACTTCTTCCACTATCCAAAAGTCAGTGTCCACTATTGATGTCCCTTCCACGCAAGACCTTGCCAACATGGGTTGGGATGAGGTACACTCGCTTGCACAGCGAACCTTGCGAGGGGCTTAAAATTAAAAAAGAAATGAGGTGAATTATTATGGCACGAGATTACATTAGAAACATTACTGATATGGAACGATACTACTATGGCGCAGGAAACGCTATGGGTTACTCCTACTCCGGTAGCGAGTTGCTCAAGGCTGATGCACCTATGCTATCAACCACTGCTGGTACATACCAAGCAATCTACGGACGCAAAGTTTGGAGTCAGTTGAACCAAGAGTTCAACGCCTTCTCTATTCTACCAAAGCGACCATGGGAGCGCAGTGGATGGCGAGTTATCACCGAGCGTCCTTCCTTCTCTGTTGGTGGCGGTGTTGCAGAAAACGCAACTCTTCCCGACACCACCAAACCTACCTTCCAACACATTGCCGCAAAGCCAAAGACTGTTGTTCACACCTTTGACATGAGCGAAACCGCAATGTTCCTTTCCGACAAAGATGACGGACTTGGCGACATTCGTGCAATCCTTAAGGAAGAAATGGGTAAGCACCACGCAGAACACATCAACAAGATGCTCACTGTTGACAAGGCTACTGTTGCCGGAAACGACTTTGAATCCCTTGACCGTGTTACTACTGGGGCTTCCGCAGGTTCCGCAGAAGACATGTACTCCATTGACCGAAGTGCAAACTCTTGGTCACTTGCAGAACATGATGAAAACGGCGGTACTGACCGAAACCTTTCACTTGACCATTTGGACACTTTGTTCCAAAAGACATGGACTCGTGGTGGAAACCCAAAGGTCATCCTCACTGGATACGACACTTTGATGCGTCTTCAACAACTTCTACAATCCCAACAACGATTTATGGAAGAGAAGCGTGTTACCCCTACCTACAACGGTGTTAAGGGTGTTCCCGGTCTTGAAGCAGGATTCATTGTTGCAACATACAATGGTGTCCCAATCATCCCATCTAAGGATGTGCAACCCGACACCTTGAGCCGTATGTATTTCCTTGACACTGATTACTTGTACTTTAGTACAGCAATTCCAACCCAATACTTTGAGAGCGGTATTGAAACTGGCGACCCATTCGCCATCAACCGCCTCGGACAAGAAGGAATGTATCGTACTATGGGTGAACTATGGACGACTTTCTTCGGCGGTCACGGCTCTATCCGTGACCTCAAGTGAGGGTTGTGAAGCAAAACAATATGGATGTGTAAAATATGGCAACAGAAACAAAGACAGAAAAAGGCTTGACTATCTCATTTGATGATGCAGATTTTTCAACAGGAACCGTATCGGTTCTTTTGGACTTAGACATGCGAACAGGAACCCCCGTTGATGAAACGGGTTGGTTGGACGGTAACGCTGGTGGTGCATACCCCGGTACCCTTACTGGTTTCACCGCACAGAACACTGACGGAAACGCAGTGGGCAGTATGCGAATGGTGACCATTGGGTTTACCTTGGCAGATGCCGCTGAGCAAGTGCTGGTTCTCACCGCAGGTGCATCAAAAATTGTCGGTGTTATCGGCACCACTTTTGCAGTGGCTGACAAGACCCTATCCGCTACTTTCACCAACACGGGATTGGCCCCTGCCGCAAAAACTGGCGGTGCTGACCCATCAATTGTCCTTCACGGTGAAGCAGGCGGCGCAGGAACGGTAACTGTAGTGATGCTTAACTGAGTGTGATTTAGATGCCCAAAGTGACTTTTACTGGTCCTTTCTATGAAAGGCGGCGAAGAGATTCTCCGACTCCATGGATTCGTGGACAAGTGAATGAAGTCACACAAGAGTGGCTGAACGAGTGGCGACATACGCTACCCGCAAAGCACTTCAAAATTGAAGAGGATGAAGGAGTCACCGTTGATGGTGACAATGACGGCATCCCCGACAACGGTTGGTCACGAAAGGACATCCTTAAGTGGTTGACTGACAACGGAGTTAGCAAGGGTAGCGGTTATCTAACAAAAACCGCCGCTCTCGCTCTTGTAAAGGGGCATCTAAACACAACAAATGAATAAGGTGAAAAATTATGGCAGTAACAATTGACCCACGACCAACCGTTTTCGGTGACAGAATGATTATAACAGGCACTTATGCCGCTGGTGATAACTCTATTGATTTGAGTTCTTTCCTTTCGGAAATTGATTTCGCAGGTGCAAACTCAAGCGGTGTTATCGCAGGACGAGCAATTACCGACACTGGTGCATCACCACCACTTCAAAATGTACACTTTGGAGTAGATGTTCGTATTGACGGTACAACCATTCGTTTGGCGGCTGGTCTGCAAGACCCCGGTGATGTCGCAAACACAACACCCGCACAGGCTGGAACATTCATCGCAATTGGTCGTCGCTCTTGAGGTGACGACTTATGGCGGCACTAACCAAGATTGGCGTAAAAGTGCTCGGTCCTTTCTCCCCGAAGGAGTTTAGTGACACGGCAACTTTGCAAGGAACCATTCAAGCGGCTATCCAAGCAATTGCTGATGCGAGTAGTACCAGTTCTGTAATTGACAGCGAGTTAGTTCCTGTTCTTGGGAATTATTTTGTTATGGTAACCTATCAACTCGCATGAGGTGAGTTGGTATGGGTTTTGATGTTAGAAGCATTGATTTGAGCGACATTGTTCGTGCTGGCAAGCAAGACCGCAAGGCTGATTATCAGTACGGTGGTGATGTGGTTTCAAAGCCCGAAAAGCCACTTGAAGGTGTTACTCGTTCCCAACGAAACCGCAATCAAGAAATAGGTGACATTCTTAACATTGGTTCGGGCACTCGTTGTACGCACTGCGGATTCCTTCATTTCATGTGGAGGGCAACCTGTGGTGCTTGTGAAAAGCCTATGGAATACAACTTAGGAAAGCGTGACGAAAAGAAGAGGTTATGAATATGAAAGTTCTAATTAAAGCAATGCGACCACACCGACAAAAAGTTCTTACAGAAGATGGCGAAGAAATGCGCCTTCAACAGTGGGCTAACAAAGCGGCCAGTTCTGCACTTCGTGGTGCAGGTGAGGTTGCGAGCGGAGAACAATTTACTCAAGCCCGTGACGCTCTCATGCGTGAGGCTGTAGCCAA